TCCATTCCATCCTGTATTGGTTTGAAAAAGAATGGGTAGTGTACGGATATTGGTACGACCTTATCGGTAAACATCTTCTTTGCATCTGCACCAGTCTTCGATAAGATTCCGAATCTAGCGTCGGAACTGATAGTAGCTTGATTAACTGTTTCTGCTGATGACATGAAGCTAAATCCAGACCGTCTATTTTTAAGATAGCATATTCCATAACATCTTTTATCTGCCTTGCAGGCTTCCCAGAATATGAAGAATAATCTGTTTGCTTCTCTAAACTCTGGCTGCCCAACATCAATCTTGGACCACTGCAAGTACATATAATGAGAGCCAGTAATATAAGTGCTACCACCTTTGTTGCGAAACCAAAAGCCTTCTTCGCGTCTGGTAAATTCTCTATCAATGTATGCATGCCACTTTTCTTTAAATTCAGCTGGATATGTTTGCCAGTCGAATATGGTTTTAATGTTTCTTAATTCTTTTGGGTATTCTTCAGGTGTCCATCTATCATATTTGCTATACACATTTTCCTCAAGCGGCAAAGCAATCTTTAGATTTTGTATTTCATATATATCACCTATCTTACCTGACTTACTAATAACAACTACATCGTGTTCTGCATTATACCCATACTTCCAAGCTTTCTTTTTATTCAGCCTATGTATTGTTGTTCGTTTAATTGGTTCAACAATTTTATACAAAGTTTGTTGATAACTCATTATCTAGACCTTTTTTCTGCAAAACCACTAAAAGCTTGTTTTTTGTCTTCTATTGGTTTATTATTTAACATAGCCTCTTCCCCTTGTATTCTATTTAATATTTCAAAAGCGTCAAATATAGCTAGCTTTTTTGTAGCTGCTGCGTTTTTTAATCTATCAGCTGAAACATCATCATCGGTCTCAACTATAGGTTCTTTAGCAACTTTAACAAGTTCATCAACTGCTCTATACCCAGCTTGGATTATACTCTGCTTCTTCTTTTTTATATCCATAATTAATAGATATTTCTTTTGTCATTATTCTATATAGCTTTTCATCGTTTATAATAAACTCATATTCACTATAAGGAGTAAATCCGATTTTTTGATTTAATTTAACAATATTTGAATTATCTATATATTTTACAATCCCTGTTAATGGTTTTTCTTTATCAGTAGAAAATTGATTTTGATTAAGCAATGGTTTTACAAAACAAAATCCTTCACTTGCTTTCCAATCTTTTTTATGCTTGTATAAAAATATTTGATCAGGTTCGCAAAAATATAAATTATTTTTAAAATAGCTTTTGCTATTTCTTTCAATACCCCTAACATCATGCCATCTTCTAAATATATTATGATGCACAATAATAGTATCCCCTTTCTTAATATTTGTATTACATATAATAGGTGTTTCGCAAACTATAGCTTCTCTGCTTATAAATTTGTGATCAGATATATCCGTGTTTAAAATTAATTCTGTATCACCTATTTTTTTCTTATTATTATATCTATTATTTTTGGGTTTTATTAAATACGTGTATAAGGGTTTCATTAATATTCTAAATTATATTCTACGCTTATAGCCATATTTTTATTAAAACTTTTCCAAGGGAGTATATCGTTTTTCTTTTTTATATATATAGAATATTTTTCTTTATCTTCTATTATATCGCTTATAATATGCCCGCCGTATACTTCTTGCCCAACAGCATAATGCATTGCATCAGTTTTGTAATCTTTACCAACACTAATTTTTCTTATCAATTTGCTCATCTGCTTCTTCTATTTTTTTAATGCTACCATCGTTTACATCAATACTAACACCCCCATAAACTTCTTTAAGAGCTAACTGTAAAGTTTTTAATTCTGTTTTTGCAACATCATAAGATTGTAATACTTTGCTTTTTTCAATCTCTAATGCTCCTAATTTATATTGAAGATTATTTATATTAATAACTTTAGCCTGAAGATCTTCAAGCTCTTCTTTCTTAATTTTATTTTTTGCCATTTTATTTAATTTATTGAATTTGATTTAATTATATTTTTTATATATTACGCATTATATGAATGGTTCAAATCCATTCATTTTAATTTATTTTAAATGCCATATATGAGAATGTGCTCCCGTTTGCATTAAATTCGTTTGTAATATTTGCAGTTGCAGGAATATCAAATCCAGTAGAAGTAAGTGTTATGCCAGTTGTTAATGTAGTAGCAGCAGCAGTTGTATTCCATTGTAAAACACTTGTTAGCGCTCCTGATGGATTCCTAGCTGTATCTAAAGCATTCCAATTAGTACCAGATGTAGTAGCATTCTTAATCATAATAAAATCAGGTGTGAAACCTATATTTACACTAACACCTGCAGTTGCCCCTGTGTATGTTCCAAAGTCTGAGAAATTAGCAATTGGAGCAAATAAGGTATTTATATAAGTACATCCACTTCTATTTGTTAAGTCGTGAGATGCTGTGTTATTACTTACGTAAAAATTAGTTGCATCTGGAAGTGTGCCAAATACAGATGCAGCTCCAGACAAAGTAAAAGCATTTGTGCTGTTACGATAAACATAACCAGCTCCTGTCATCGGAGGATTTGCTAAATGAGTCCAAAACTCATTTACTCCCCCACTTCTTTTTTTAACAGTCTCAACAAGAGGGGCTGTTGTTAAACCGTGTGCAATTGCTCTATTACTTACCTGATTACCAGAATAAGTTACTAAAGATATTCCTGTTTCATCGTTTGCTTGTGGAGTAGAACCTCCCGCTCCAACTTTCCAACACCAGGCTACAAAATCCTGACCGTTTGCATTATATCCTGTTGCTGAACCAAGCGAAAAACCATCTGTGTCAAAGCTTTGAAACTGCGTGCCTGCTGCGGAAGACCTCATAGCATTATCATTAGGAACATAATAATAACCCGCTCCGTCTAGACTATTTACCCACTTATGTTCGTAAGTTTGGTTTATAGCTTTTATCCACACTATATCTGGTTGGAATCCTATCCCCGTAATAGAGCGATTAGACCCTGTGCCAGTATATGTTACTGCATTAAATCCAACAGGTCCAGGTACAGATGCTTCAGTTTCTATTATTTTTTTATTTACACTCATTATATTATACTTGGTAAATCATAACTCATAACTGCTTTTTTAGTAGTTAAAGCATTGATTTCTGATTCTACTGTATCACATTGGTCTCTTAATGCTTGTCTTGCTGAAGTTATATCAGTAGGTATTGCATCTCCTGTTTCTTGGTTTCTTACATAATACCAATCTGTTTCTTGTAATTTACCTCCTGTAGAATGTTTGAAGTTATTTATTTGCTGCTCTTTTAATTCAGCTAAAGTTAACACCCAAGTTCTATCTGAAACATCTTTAGTAAAAGTTTCACTTGCAGAATCAAAATATAATTCTCCTAAATCTTCTACTCTTGAATCGTGATCAGGAATTACTACATCATAAAAACCATAAGTCTTTAACTCGTCATTTGAAAGTAAATCAAATCCTCCAAGAACATTTCCCCAAGAAGATGGAAGTTTACTGTATTGTTTAATTTGTCCGTTTATATTTATTGCTTTCATATTATTATGGTGTTGTATCTGATGTATATGTTATTACTGAATAATTAAATACTGCATCTGCTGAATCATCTATACAAGCTACTTGTAAAAAGTTTGTCCCTGCACCATCATATTCAGAAGTGCCTATTCTATTAAATGTTTCGCTTGTAGCAGCATCACTGTCAAGTGTAATTGTTTGTGAACCTGTTAGTCCATATATTCCAATAACTTGTCCTTGTTTAAAATTAGTGAAACTAATTGTAGTAGCACCTGTTAATGATGCTGTAAATTCAAATGTTGTAGCCGCTGACCAATCTATACTAATTGTTCCTGATGTGCTTGAAGTTGTTGATTTAGCTGTATATCTGTTTTCTAACATTGCAAATTCAACAGCATCATTTGCTATTGTAACTGCTCCTGCTGACATTGTTACGTCCCCACTGATTGATAACGTAGAGCCATCACCTAAAAGCGTGTACAACTCATTAATA